CATTATCAGCCGACCAGTATTCTCTTGACAGTGGTCGAAATGCGGTTACTTGCCTTAACGACGATGACGGTTGGCCAGAGACACTATTAACTCCCAGCGAACGAGACACAGTGTTTGTCAACTTCACATGCGGAGTAACAAGTGCTGACTGCTTGCCAAGGCTTTATAAGCAAGCGATTCTCGTTGAGGTTGGTCGATACTACTATGATCCTGCCCAAGAGAATGGAGTCAACACGAATGATGGCCGAACCTACGAGAACCTAGTCAAGAAATTGATCAGGAGTTCGTACCCGTAATGCCAAAGGTCACAGGATTCAATCGAAAGAGGATTGGCCATAGAAACTACTTGGCCACTATAGAAAATCCTCCAACAGCGGAAGACGAGTATGGTCAGACGACATACGCATCGGGGACTTGGACATCAGCAGTGCAGTCATGGCCATGCGAACTGATTGACGCATCAGGTGGTGAGATTGTAGACGGCATGATGACCAAGACTTCAACTGAAAAGGTTGCAATTGGCGATAAGCCACAAATTGACAATTCAAATGTTACTACAAAGAGTCGCTGTATAATTGATGGAAAGACATACGGAATAACAGCAGTCAGAGATGTTTCAGGTGATGGCTTTACTGTAAGGCTTGAGCTAAAGAGTACAAAATGAACGAAAAAGACAGAGTAGGCAAGAAAACTCAGTCGTTCATTAGGAACAGGATGGGCGGGAGGTCTGGCAAAAGCAAGGTTGTGTCATTTGACATGACAGACCTTAACAAAGACCTGAAGAAGATCAGCGATGAAATGCTGAGCAAGGTTTGCCCAACAGCAGTCGGTTATGCCGGAAGTATTGTACGAAAAAAAATAAATGAAAACCTGAAGACTGGTGGCGGGCCTAACTCAAAGACTCTTGGAATGTCCAGAAACACTGGGACGCGAAACAAGTGGTCTAAAGGTGAATCCCAAGAGTACCAAAACAGAATAAACTCTCCCTCAATGGGAGAACCCGGGACTGTCATAAAAAAGAACATTAGCCGTAAGGCTGGTGGCTTGCTTTCAAGCCAGATTGTTGGGCCAAAGCATAGCGGCAACCAGAAAGACTTAAAAGCAAAAAACTTTGCTCATGTCTTTGAACCTAAAAACGGTGCATCAACAGGTGCGCCAAATCACAAATGGTGGGGGAAGGATGCTGGCAGGCAACTTGAGCCAAGACCTTTTGTTGAGCCAGCAGCAAATCAGACAATAGATCAGCAACGCAAAGCAATTAGTGATGCGTTGAAGAAGTGGAAAATAGACGATGGCGAGATAAATGGAACCACAGAGGAATTTAAATGAAACCGATTCCTCAAGTTATCTCAATGCTCAGATCAACTGCTGAAGTCACTGACATCGTTGGCCAAAGGATTTTTGCAGACAATCCTCCACAAGACGATGACCTACCAATTGTCGTTTTGACAATACCGAACACAAATGCAAGAGCAGCATTAGACAATTGCCAAATAAGGCTATATGCGGCGAGGATGAGAGTTGACATTGTTTGCGAGACTCGCGGCCAAGCTGAAGACGCACAAGAAGCAATTGAAGATGCACTTGTTGGCTACACATCGAGTGATAGCACGCATCCCATCGGGGGAATCACCGTTGAGTCTGGAACATCATGGCAATTGATTACACCAGCAGACGGAAGTGACGAAAGAGGCTATTGGTGTAGCCAAGATTACTTCATCAATTACGCAAGAGAATAGGAAACAATTAAATGGCAGTTGCAGGTTATCACGCGCAAGGAACTACTGTATCTATCACCGGCGGCCCAGCCATTGGCTGTGTACGCTCTGTATCACTTCCAGAGATGTCACTAGAGGTTATCGAGGCATCTTGCCTTAGCGACACGCTTGGCGGCTTCATGTCGAAGCTTTCGGGCGGACTGATTGATGCTGGAGAAATTACAGTAACGTATATCTCTCAGGGGCCACCTCCAGTACCCAATGGAGGATCAGACACGATTACTGTCACTGTTCCAGCACCCGGAGCCGATTCAAACGGCATCCATTCCGGTTACACGATTACCGGAAGTGGCTTTATCAGTTCAGCGTCAGGCGGTTCGTTGGAAGTCAACGGTCTTATGGAAAACACCATAACCTTTGTTTTCGACGGTTACACTGGCCCTACTATTTCTTAACAGCTTGATCCACCACCACCACCAAGGAGATAGTTATGTCTCAAAGTGTTGAACTTGAAGCACATGTAGGTATTCATTTAGCAACAAAAAAAGAAGTCGTACACGAACAGTATTTGATATTTGTTTGTGAAGGCGATGAGCGTCAGAAAGTCGGTCTGATTGGATGGAAAGAAGATAGCAAGATTATCTTCTTTCAAAAGACCGACGAAGTGGCTGCTAAATGGATTGAAGGCGAAGTGGCTAAGATTTTAGATCGAGAAAATGTTTCTTCGATTGAGCCACCTATGCTACCCGAAGAACTGCTAATCAAGGATGACAGCGATGAGCTTGACGAAGAAGCAATTATTGGATGAGCTAGTCTGTAGCAAACCAGAGAAGCTCAAGGAAAAGGTTTTTGGCCAAGATATGTGGGTCAAGCCTGTTTCTGAGTTTCAGCGTTCAAGGCGTCTTGCCTCTATTTATGGCAAGGATGGTGAAATATCTAAAGATGCGATAAGAAAAGCTCGCATCTTTACTATTGTTGACCACCTTTGCGACGAAGAAGGTAATTCTCTTTTTGCCGAGTCTGACATCAAGGAACTTATGGATCTTGATGCACTAAAGCTCGACATCGTGATCAACTCTATAGAAAAGTGGGTTGTTGAACGCGAGGGAAAGATCCTCGGCGGATCGAAAAAATAGCGGCCCACTTCGACAGCAACCATAGGCTGTCTTGGGCGTTTTTGATCTGCCAAGACCTTGGGATTGACGACCCTATAACTTGGATGAACACATGCCCAGTCTTACTTGACTGGTGGATAGGATTTCGCTTGCACAAAAATGAGCGTGAGCCAGAGGCTTATGAGAAAGCATCTGGAAAGTCTAAGGCAAAGCTCAGTGGCGATACACTCTATAAACACTTGGAGCAATTAGCAGATGGCAGGAAACCGAGTCGGGGCGTTGTATTACGAAGTAATACTTAACCCAAAGGGATTCTCCGAGGGTGCAATGCTTGTCATGTCTCAGCAGAGACTACTTAGCAAAGCTGCTAAGGATACGATTACTCCATACCAATCGCTTCAGGCTGAGCTTCAACAATATCTCTCCTTGGCAAAGAAAATCCAAGGCACAGGCGGCCCACTCCCAGCCGATCAGCAACAAGCTCTTGACATAGTTCTTGCAAAAATCGACCAGATTATTGCCAAGAGGAAAGAGCTTCAGAGGCTTGATAGGGATAATGAGACTGCTAAGAGGGTCAAGGAGCTTGCCGACGAAAGGCTTTTGGCAGAACAGAGAATCAATAAGCAGGCTGAGAGGCGTGCGGACATTGAGCGTCGATATGCTGAAATTGCAAGATCAAGAAAGCAACGTCTTGATGAACAAGCAAAAAAAGAAGAAGAGATCCGCAAGCTTAGAGAGGATGCAGCCAAGCAAGCGAAAAAGGATGCTGATGACAGAAAGGTAGAGGAAAAGCGACGAATAGACCAGATGGTCAAAAACCATCAGTATCTTGAAAAGGTTAAGAGGAACAGCGAGAAGCTTGAAGAGAGACAAAGAAAAGAAGCTGAAGATGCAGAGCGAAGAAGGCATGATGCTGCTATTCAGCGATCACTTGACCGACTAAAGAACTTCAAAAACTATGGGTTCAGCGTTGATGGACTAACTAGGGCATTTGCTGACGTAAAGGTTCAGCTTAATGAGGTCAATGGTGGTCTTTCAAAGTTTGCTGGCAATTTAGCTCAAGCTGCTGGCATGACTCCAGCTATCCAAGGATTAGCAAGAGCATTAGGTGCAATGGGCGCAAAATGGCTCATAGGTGTAGGGGGCATTGTTTTAGCCGGGAAAGCTATCAAGAACTCTATGGCGGAAGCTGAGCGATTCAGAGTCTCGCTTCTGAATCTCAAGTATCGGCTCGGAGGTAGTGGTGAACAAGCAGAGCTTCTTGCGGAACAAATGGAGAAGCTTGCGGTGAAGGCTGGCGTGTCTGCCGATCAAATGAGATACCTTGCAAACACGCTTTTGACTATGGGCGTTGCTTCGGGTGACATCGAATCGCTTGCCACAACCATTTCTATATTGAGCGAAGGCGATCCGACACGGATGAGAGGCATTGCAAAAGCATATACAGATGCTGTTGCAAAAGGCAGGCTAATGGGCCAAGAGGCAATTCAATTTGCAAATGCTCAGATACCTGTTTATACAAGGATAGGCGAGATTACAGGCAAGACCCGTCAAGAAGTCATGAAAATGGTCGAGTCTGGTCAAGTGACGGTAGATGTCCTTGACAAAGCATTGAAGCTACAGACTGAGATGCTAGGCGGAAGTGATCGGTTCGATGAAAACATGAAAAGTGCAATTGGTCAATCACAGAGATTTGAAAATTCACTTAACACAATCAAAAGGATTTTGGGAGGCCCTTGGAATCAATTATGGAGGAACTTTTTAGAGATACCGTTGTCTTTACTTGAAGGCTTTGCGGTTGTCCTAAAAGAAATAAAAGACCTCATGGGCGACAAGTCAATCTTTGCTTTTCGGCCAATGACCGCAACGCTTCAGAAAGATCCAGAAACCGGAAAGCTTGTCACGGAGCTTGACCCACAAACATTGCTTGGCAAAGGAAGCCCTGAGTCTGCGATAATCAAAAAGATAATACGCGACAACGGCAAGAGTCTTGCTACGCTGAACAAGGAAGCCATTGACCTTGAATCAAAGCGACAAGCGGCTCTTGCAAGAACCTTGGATCAAATTGACCAAGAGATAAAAGCAGAGCAAGATCTTAACCTTTCATTCCAAGAGCAAATGATGCACTTGAATGATCAGCTTTTGACTGAAGAACAACTCAGGGACACTGAGTTTGAACGGCTGATCATGAGCAAGGAATATACAAAACAGCAGGTCAAGCAGTTACGCAACAGGTATTACGAAGTAGAGGCTGAAAAGAAAAGACGAAGAGAAGAAGAGCAGGCAAGGTCAATAAAGGCAGCCCCATCTTTCGAGGCAGGCTCCGTAGAAGAATATTCCTTCTTGCGTGAAAGGGAGCGTGTGAGAAGAAAGGATCAGCAGCAAGAGCAGTGGGAGCGTCGAGCAAGCAGAGAAAGAGAGAAAACAAACAAGACCCTTGAAGACATGCTCAAGCAGCAGCAAGCTGACGCCAGAAGAGACACAGTGAAATCGTACAGAAACTTTGAAGGAGTTACGGTAAATCTGCCATGATCATAGACATTAAAGAGACTCTCGAAACATCCTTTTCAATTAGAGGCGAGAAAAGCGAAGGCGGAAAAGATCTAGTAAACCATACCGCCACAAAGAGTTATCGTGCGGTAGTAAAGAAGGGTGCAGACGAATCAATAAGGTTTGCAGAAGTTACTGAAGCAGACATTGCTTGCGACTACAGGCTACCAATTGTCAACAGGACGACATGGCACTCTGACAGAAGCAAGTATTCTATGCCGTTTGCTGTATGCAGAACCAAGGATGTAGTGCGATCTCCTTCTGCTGGCAACGTGTTTAATATTGTATGCAATTTCGATACAGGGCCGCTTGAAACTGAACAATGTTTGCAGGAAGCACCTAAAGAGCCGTCTGACATTCCGCCACAGGTCTCGTTTGAAGTTGGTTCTTACGAACGGGTTATATTTCAAGACAAGGAAGGAAAGCCATGCTGGAGATTGCCCGGAACAAATACTCCGTTCCAGAATCCCATCACCGAAACCATTCCAACCATGACACTAATCTTGACTCAATTTGAAGAAAAGCTTGAGTTTCAGGATTTGCTTGACCGATCATTCAAAGTTAATGAGAACGAATACCGAGAGAAGCCAGCGGGTAGCTGGATGATTGGTGCTGTTAGGATCACAGACCAAGATGTAACTCTTTCAGACGGCAGCGTTGCTACATGGTCTAAGGTTACTTATCCCATCCTCCTGTCCGAGCGTTACTACTACGAGCCATGCGAAGACGTAACTGACCCTGAGAATAAGATTTTTATTGGACACAAGCAATCGCAGCCATTGGTTGATTCATTCAAGGTAAAAGACGCTACCAGCGGCAAAGTAGTTCCAATGATTGACACAAATTCTGGTAATGTGACAACTGGATACATTTACAAGGAAGACAGCCCTCCAAGTTATGTCAAGGGAATGGAAAGGACTGCTGCACCGGGTGGAAATTGCGACAGACCGGACTATCTCCTATTCAAGACACAAGACAGCATAGACTTTGATTCGTTTTTGCGGGACGAAAATGAATAACTTTAGAAGCCGCAGAGAAGTCGAGCAAGTAAGAAGGCTGGTACTTGCTGGTCAGGTAGTAAAACCCGGCCAGACTGGAGGCATACCGGCTTTAATATGCAAAACAGCATCCGGTGGAATCCCAGCAAGGTCGGTCAATGTTGCAGGGATAGCTGATGATGTCATGGTTCAAACAATAAATGCAGACGGGACAATGGAAGATTCGGACAGGGAAATAACTGTCTACAATCCGTTTGGAACTGCTGTTGCTGGGAGTGTCTACATTACCTGCAAGTTCGTCAACAATGGATACTGGATCGTTGATGCGGAGGATTGTGGTTAATGGCCATCAAGCACAGTCCGGGTTGTACATGCTGTGTTGTCTGCGAAGTGGTTCCATACGAAAGCGTGGATCACACACTGGTAGCGGGGACTGAGTACGAGCTTCCGGGGTCAGTTACTTCATTCAACGACATAAACCTATCCAACCTCATCCCTCAAGGCTTCTTTAAGACCAAGGACGATTGGTTTGATGTTAAGGCTTATAAGTTAGTAGGTGGTGTTGAGACACTACAGGGAACCATTCGGTATCAGCTATTGTCCCTTGGTCATTCCCGTGACTACCACTACACAGATCCGACACTGCCTTACCCAACCATTAGGAAATGGCGTGGACTTGGTGCTAAGGTTGGCGACGACTGGTTTATCATTGAGCCAGACGAATACAGCATCAATGTTGGGTGCAAAGAAATTTGCATCACTGATGTTAGTGATGGTGAGTTTGACGGGTCTCCATGTGTTATT